TAGAGAAGATATAATTAATATGTATTCCAAGTCGGTAGCATAACTGCGACATCATTATCATCCTCTTCAAAGTCTCTCTTTTCGGGAGACTTTTTTATATCCTTTACTTCTTCTTTAACCTCTTCTTTCTCAGTAAGAAAGTCAGTATATTTTTTAATCTTCATTTGGATCTTTAGTATTTTTTAATTTGTCTAATATACACTTTTTCAATCCCTCATAAGTATCACATAGATTGTAAACATAGGCACCATATCTATCATTTCTCACACCAATAGATAAGATATAATAATCATCCTCAAACTTCCATATAATAACCGAAACTCCACCAGGAATGATTATGTCGATATAATCAATTGGATCTGTTAGTTGGTCTACAATACCTTGGTAAAAAACATATCCTCTTCTATGAGAATACAGTGTGTCTTCGGAAAATAGATTTGCTATATTACTAACCTCTTTATCACTAAATGTATCAAAGTCTCTATTACCAGCAAAGTTAGCAACAACATCATCATCAAGTTGCTTATATAATTCATTGAAATTCTCAAATAATTTAAGGTGTATCATAATCTATATATTATATTTCAACTATATAAATTCTACGAGACTTACCAAACTTATTTTGAAGTAGTTTTAATAGTGTATCAAAGGATTTCCTCAAACCTTCTAAGTTATCACGGTGGTTAAAATAACAATCTGTCATTTGAGATGTTAGTGGCTGCATTTGGTATTTCTCATCCCATATTACATAATCAACAAAGAAATACCTATTCGTATATCTTTCATACGAATAGGTTAATATTTGATCCAGTATATTATCGGGTATTGCTAGGACGTGACCATTGTAAATAGTTCTTCCTTCTATCTCTTCTAATGAGACTCTAACTTCTACATTAGGTGTTTTGTTTGATACAATATAACTCATATAAGTATATATACTGTATCATAATCTACATATCGAGGAGATTATCTATATTTTCATCACGACTTAATCTTAAATCGTTTAATCTTATTAATTCTTTGAATACTAGATCGCTTTCTAATATATCAAGTGTCCTCTTAAAAAGACTTTTTGATTTTTCAAACTTTTCGGGAGATAGTGTATAATCATACCCCAAAACATCTAATATCAATTTGGATTTACAATCTTCGTATTTATATTCACTTAGATTCCCAAAGAAAGACATAAAATTATCTACATATGATGGTATTGTAAATAAAGTTAGTTCCTTATTAAATACTCTTATTCTATATAACTGAGGAGCGTCTAAGGCAGAAGCCTCTATGTTTCCTAATGGAATTTCACTACAAGGGTTAATCATTATTTTAATATTTTTAATATTACCTTTTCAACAAAGTCTTTCATATCACTTGTTGATATCGAAGCAACATTGTCTTTTGCATTGTGACAGTGATGTAATATAGAAGTGTCTAGACAAACTCCATTATAAACAACATCCGATTTTTTATCCTTTGGTAAGGGTGGAACAGGGTTAATTACAACTGAATCAATTCCCAATCCTCTTAGTGTAACAGCATCATTAAATGGTGTATTAACTACTGGACAATCAAATAATTTTTTAATATGATTAAATAGTTTACCAGGATAGTTACCAATAAAGAAATTTTCACCACCTTTTCCAGTTAATTCATAATTAAGTACCCAATCAATTGATCCGAATTTACCTTCATTAATTTGTTTACCTAATCTCTTAGAACCAATACCACCAAACTCTTCACCATCTACTAAAACCGCATTTACATCAGGTCTTAGTTTTTTAGTAGCTATAACATTTATAACAGAACAAGAGTTATCATTTGCATTATCAATAGTATGATTATTAACATCGTGATGTGCTATAATCATTTTGTTAGAAGTTCCTTTCATAATAATATTGAAATATTTATTAGTAATAACTTCTTCTGGTTCCTCATCAATATCAGTATCAAAGTCTATATCATCCAACTCATCTTCATCAAAAAATCTACTAAAAAACCTTCTATCAAAATTTGCCTTTCTTTTCGGACGTTCCTGACTTTTTCTTCTATAACCACCCCAAGATTGGTATTCTTCCTCAAAAATATCGAGTTCATACTCAATACCCTCTTTATCTAACAAGTCCATTATAAATTTAACCCTTGGTGTTGGTTCCTGTCCATTCTTGAAACAGTTGCCGTGATTTCTGACTTTACAGAAGTCGTATATTTTATCATAAATCATATTAAAACTAATATTTTATATACAAATATAATAAATAAATAAACTCATGTTAAATATATTATATAAGTTAGTGCTATGTATATATAAAAATCTTACTATATTAAAATGAAAAACTATTACGAAATACTTGGTGTAGATAGGAATGCAACACCAGATGAAATCAAAAAGACATATAGAAAAAAAGCAATGGAGCTACATCCTGATAGAAATCCAGGTGACAGCGAAGCTGAAAATAAGTTCAAAGAAGCTGCTGAAGCATATGATGTATTGTCTGATGAAAACAAAAGAAGGAATTATGATACCTTTGGAACAGCTAATGGGTCTAATGGTGGTGGAAATCCATTTAATATGAATGATATATTCTCACAGTTTGGGGATATATTTGGAGGTGGATTCGGAGGTGGTGGATTCAATAACAGAAAAAGAGGAAATGACTTAAGAGTTCCGGTTAATTTAACCTTAATTGATGTTATATTTGGATCAAATAAGAAAATAAAATACAAAAGACAAGATAAATGTCAAAAATGTGATGGGAAAGGTGGTAATGACTTAAACACTTGTTACTCTTGTAATGGACAAGGTAAAAAGGTAGTTGTACAGAATACACCATTCGGAAGAGTTCAACAAGCTCATTTGTGCAACATCTGTGATGGAACTGGTAAAATAGTACAACATAAATGTAATGATTGTAGAGGAGAAGGAACAATTCTTAAAGAGGAAACTATTGATATTAAAATACCAGCAGGTGCCGTAAATGGAGTACAAATCAATATGCCAGGAAATGGTAATCATGTTAGAAATGGAGATCCAGGTGATTTATTTATTGCTGTTAATGAAATACCGGATGATAAATTCCAACGTGATGGAACAGACCTAAACTATAACCATTGGATTACTATTTCAGATGCTGTTTTAGGAAAAACATCTACTATTGAAACTCCACACGGTGAAATTAGTATAAATATACCTAATGGATGTGATGGGGGAAAAGTTTTCACATTTAAAAACAAAGGCATACCAAACTTATCTATGAATGGGGAGTCATATAGCACCGGAAGTTTACACATAAAAGTGAATATACTAATACCTAAAATACTAACAGAGGAGCAAAGAGATTTATTTATTAAATTAAAAGACTTATAATTATGAAGTATGAAATGAAGATTGAAATTAATCAAGAAAAAGAACTAAAAGACTTGATTGAAAAGTGTTATTTTAAAGATAACAATGGAAAACTGAGAAACAAAGATAACTCACTAAAAATATCAAAAGAAGATCCAATTTATATTATGTTAAAAGGATTAAATAATATGACAGTTAGAATAACAAATGAAAAGCTAATTGAAGGTTCATCAAGATTTGTTGTAGATGAAAATGAAAAAGAGGTTAACTTATTACCTTGTAATATCTACTGTATTATAGAAAATAATAAATACTCTTTTTATTAATAAAAATTAAAATAAATATGAAATTTGATTTTAGTGATATTAACCTTATACCAAGAAAGTGTATAGTTGATTCTAGAAGTGAATGTGATACATCATTTCAATTAGGAAGGTTTAAGTTCAACTTACCAGTTGTTCCAGCTAATATGGAATGTGTAATCAATGAGGAAGTTGCTATTACATTAGCAAAAAATGGATTCTTTTATATCATGCATAGATTTGGTGATACATTGGAATTCTGTAAAAAAATGAAGAACTTAGATCTACCAATATCTATATCAGTTGGTGTTAATCAAGACTCTTATGATTTTTTATCAAAATTAGAATCACTTGGAGTAGAGCCAGATTATATTACAGTAGATATTGCACACGGACATTCGATTAAAATGGAAAAAATGATACCGTTTATTCACAATATGTTTACAAACACTTTTATTATAGCAGGAAATGTGTCAACACAAGATGCTGTAGAAGATCTAGAGAAATGGGGAGCAGATGCTATTAAGGTTGGGATCGGCTCAGGCAGCGCATGTACTACTTATCCAACAACGGGATTTGGCAGTAGAAACTGTCAAGCATCGATAATTAAAGACTGTGCGTTAGTTGCTAAAAAACCAATTATTGGTGATGGTGGAATAAAAGAACCAGCTGATATATCAAAAAGTTTGGTTATGGGTGCAACATTAGTAATGGTTGGTGGAATGCTTTCAGGATTTAAGGACTCACCAGGCAGCACTGTATCATTTAGTGGTAAACAATACAAAGAGTTTTGGGGAAGTGCTTCTCAGTTCCAAAGTAATAAATCCAATAGAATTGAAGGAAAGAAGATATTGATTGATTATAAAGATCGAACTATATTAGAAGAATATCAATTTCTTAAAGAATGTCTACAAAGTTCAATATCTTATGGTGGAGGAAGAGACTTAGAATGTTTTAAAGAAGTTATAAGTCACATAAACTAATGAAAAAAGAGGAACTAATGTTCCTCTTTTTTGTTTAAGGTTTCGGAGTAGTATCTGTTGGAGTTGTCCTGCTCTTAATAAGATTATCAGCAATGGTTAATCCTAGAGAAGATCCAGCAAAAATTAGAAATCCATCGAATACATAATCACTTATTTTATGACCATATGTATCAATAAATCCAAGTGCTATAGCAGTTACTAATGCAAGTATACCAGCAAATCTCTTTGATGATATCGATCCGGAATCGGAAAGTAGGTTTTTTAAAAATTCTTTCATGTGTTTGGTTAATTTTAGGTATATATATTATTATAAAATATAGAAAAATTTCTATTTTTAGTCACTATGTTGGATTCCTTCCGATGGTAACTATTTTTTTATCATGAAGAAAAAAGACGAATTACTCATATTCTTAAATTCTTCTTCAACTTCTTTCATTTCTTCTTTTCCCTGTGAAGATAGGTCAGCGGAGTTAAATTTGATCCCACCCGGTAATTGCCAGTCATATCGACCTAATAAAGCAGCAGTTTGAACTTTGCCCCAAGCGGTTACATATTTTATAAAGTATGGATCTGTAAATAAGTTTTCTGGAGGAACCCCGGCATATGTTTCTAATACTAAATCATATTTCATATTAGTTAATATGTTAAGACGATTCATCATTGGATTATAATGGTATTTAACAGTGTACTTATTTAGTTGATTCATCATATCAGATAATGAGTCAATAAGGGTTTTATAAACACCCAACTCACCAATTGTGGTAACATATGATGATAAATAGGGTTGATTTGTGACACCGAGATTGACGGATAAATTTGGAGTATTAATACCTAGTTGTAAAAGTGATCCACCCATTACTTGATAGATAAAAGGGATGGTTTGTATTTCACAAGGTAGTGTTATATAGCTATATTTTGTAAATTCGTCAGTTGTAAATGCCTTTTTATCAACATAGTAATATACTTTTGATACGGCATACATATAATTCTGCCAGAACCACTTAATAGCTCTCGTTTCTATAAACCTCCTTATTTCTGTATCTGGTAATACCTTGGGTAAGGCACAACCAACAGTTAGATCTTGTTGTACGAAGTCAATTAACTCATCTATTGTATATGTATTCATTGTTATTGGTATTTTTATTTATATATTAAATCTCAATACTCACTAAAAAGTGAAATATGTTTTTAATATATAGTGTATAATATAATATAATATATAAGATATGAAAAGAATAATAAGTATTCGACCAAAGAGCGAAGATCCTACAAGGAGAGAACAGTTTATCAGAGGTAGTGAGGGAACTGTACAAAGAAAAATAGTTAATATGATTAACCGTGATCCTGAGGGTGATTATGATTTCTTAATTGATGAGGATGGAAGTAAGTCTGTTAAAAACATCAAGGACCTTTTAGGTGAGGTTCTTAATATAGTTGATGCAAACTATATAGCAGAGTTTACTGAGGATGAAGATGGAAATTCTATTATATTAGTTAGTCTTCCTGTAGTAGAGGAGGGGGCGATGCCACAAGAACATTCAGTAGAACAATGGAAAAGAGTTAGAAAGGCATCTAAGGGAACTGATATAGGTGATAAGATTGAGGATATAAATAATACAACTGCAAATATTCAGTATATAAGAAACCCGATTGATACTGGGATTGAGACACAACAAGATGTAGATAGGAGTAATAAAAAATTTGAGCCTAATTGGAATCTAAAGAGAATGAAGTTATACAAGGATTTTTGTTTACCAATACCAACTTCTCATGTAAAAAAAAGTAAAAAGAAAAAGTAATTAAATAGCTGTTTTATACAGCTATTTTTATGTATATAATATAAGGAAATATTTTTATAAAAACTAATATTTTTATTAAACTTTTTCAATCAATATCATATAATATCTATCGGGCTTAAGACCTGAATATAAAAAATAAATGGCAATTATGGCAATTAATGAAATGGACGAATTGTTTGACGGTGGGTTAGACAGTAAAATGGACTTCTTAAATGAACAAAAACAAATTAACAACGATGGCATCTATCGTGTCGACCTTAAAAAGGTTACCGACAAAAAGAAAGGATGGAAATCAGTTGTTAGATTCTTACCTAATTTAACTAAAGAAGGTAAATTAGGACAATCAGCGATTGAGAAAATCACTCACTATGTTGATATCAAAAATGTTAAAGAACTTTCTGGTTGGTTTGATTCAGCTAAAAACTTTAACGAAAAATGTGCATTAACAGACTTGTATTACAGTCTTACTAATTCAAAAAATGCAATTTTAGTAGAAAAAGCAAAATGCTTAAAGTATTCTAAGAAATACTATTCTTATGTTCTTGTTATTGAGGACGAACAACAACCTGAACTTGTTGGAAAGGTAATGATTTTCCAATATGGTAAAACAATTAAAGACAAAATCTTGGCGGCAAAGAATGGAGAAGTTGATGCTCCATGTAATGTATTTGATTTGGCAAACGGTAAAAACTTTGTATTAAATGTTAAAGAGATACAAACTGGTGATGAAACTTATCCTGATTACAAAGGTTGTAGCTTTAAGAGTGAAACTTCTTCTTTACCAATATGGTTTGCAGAAAAAGGCGTTTTCAAAAATGCACCATCTAATGATGGTAAAATTGAACCTAAAGCTCAACAAATGGTTAAGGATCAATTATTAAAAAGAGAACATGAATTAGAAGAATTTTCTCCAAAGAGATTATCTGAAGATCAACAATCTAAGGTAAATGAGATTATTGCTTATCTAACTGGTAAATCTTCTGGTAACTTCAAGAAAGAAACTGTAGCAACGGCTAATGATTTTGATTTTGAAGAGTCATACACACCAACTTCTACAAGTGGTGGTTCGGATGATGATGATGATTTCTTCGACGATTTAAACTAAGAAAAATAAAATCCACAATCTTAAAGGTTGTGGATTTTTTCCTTTAAAAAAGATCTTACTCCTTCAAATTGGTCACAGATATAGAAGGTAACTTCATAGTTATGCGATCTTATAGAATCATAAAATTCTATAGAAAACCATTCATCTTCATACTTACTAATAAAGAATTTTATCTTAGGTGGTCCATAACTAACATCACGAAATTGAACAGTTGTGTATTGTTTTGGAACAAAAATATTATCTATTTTAAGCATATAAAATTCTTTATACCAATTATTACAGTTCTTTAAGAATTCCATCTCTCTATCAGAAAAGCTTTCACTCTTCTTATCATAGAGTTCACTTCTCTCCATTTGAGATACTTTTTGATAGGATTCTGATTTATATTCGTTTATAGATATTAAATGTTTCATAGGTAAACTTTTATATTTATTATATATAAAATAACTAAAATATATTTTTAATAATGTTTCCAAACGTAAAAAATAAAAAATTTGTTGATATCAATACAAACAGACAAGTATCTGTAATAGACCAGTTTGAAAATATTGCGATACTAGATAATAAACAAAAGGTTGATGTTAATAGACTTCTTGATAGAAACTTCTTTGATCAATATATCGATCCAAAAGAATTTTTTAATGAGTCTAATCTAAGTGTTTTTACTGAAAAGATTAAATCTATACCAAATGATGTATTAAATCAAATGGAAGATACATCGGTTCCTTACACTGAGTATGATCCTGAGGAGGAAAAAAGAATCTTATTAGAAAAAGCCAATAGGATGACTAATACCAATATTAATCAAGCAATGAATCAGATGGATAAATTCAGACAGTTCTTAGATCCTGAAGATGAAATACAAATGCCAACACCTTTACCACAAGGTGATACTTCTGTTAGGGTTGTTGAAGATGTTAATAATAGTCCTAGACCATTCATTCAACCAAATCCAAGTGTTACATCACCAAAAGAAAAAGCAAAAACAGAACAGTTTGTTTCTCAACCACAACCGGTTCAACAACCTAATGACCCGATGATATCGATGTTTAAAAACATAAAAAGAAATCAAGGTTTTAATGTTAATATTAAAATTGATGGTAAGATACCTAGACCAGACTTTATCGAGATGATGGAAGACTCATATGAAGTAAGTATTATTGATTATTTGGCAGATGAGTTTACTAACAAATTATTAAGTGATCCTAGTTTTATTAGAAATAAAATAAAGGAAGAGATAAATAAAGTTGTATATGGTAATAAGGCTGAGAAATCAACCACAAAAGTTGAAAAAACAAACACAACAAAAACCAAAGTTTTACAAGAAGGTGATAATCCAACACCTAAGGTAAGAAGGAGTAAAAAAGAATCTACTAATGTAAGTAGTTAAAAATAATTATCAAAAATGATTGAAGAGTCTATAATACAAAGTGCCAAACAAATAAGAATAGAATTTATCACACTAAATGAAAAGTTAGAGTCATATGAAAATGATATAAAAAAATTAGGTGAGAACTTCATTAAAGTATCTGATGATTTAAAAGGTTTAGATGGTAAAAACGAAAGTGTGACATCGCTAAGAGATAAAGTATTGGAAATGTTAACCAAACTCGAGGATGAGTCAAAATCTGTTTCTGATAAAGTAGAAAACATAAATAAAGATATGGAGAAGCTTAAAAAGAGAGAATCTGATTTATATAAGGTTATTAAGAACAGATATCCTAATATGTCAGACGAAGAAATAAAGATAGATATACAGAAAAGAATTTAAACCTTTCGTTAAGAAAGGTTTTTCTTTTTATATATACTATAAAATATTCTTTCCGGAAATGAGGGTCTCAAAATATCTAAAACTTGATGCTAACATACTACTTGAGTATGTTTATGATGATACAAATCTTATTAGTGAACCATATAAAATTGGTGTTAATATTAAAAATGGTAACAAAAACTATATAGCTTCTAATACAACCACAACATTAAATAAGTCATCAAATAATTTGTTTCCAATAGACTTGGTAACTAATAAATATGGTGTTTTTGATACAAACACTTATACATTCTTACAGGAAAACGACTATGCCTCTGGATTTCCGGTCACTCATGATACTCTGAACATTTATTTACCGATAAATTGGACATTTGGTGACTATCAAGGTTTCTACTTAAGAGCATATGGATTTGATATCTTTCAAAAAACGACATTTGATTTAACAAATTTCTTTTTTGATGTTACAAACCTTGATCAATCAGGTGAACTAACCTATGTAAATCCTCCTCTATTCTTTCAAGAAAAACTTTGGGGTAAATCAATATCACTAAAAATACCATCACTAAATACAGTTTCTAATCAAGTAGTCAATGGAGTTATCAAAACAAATTCTATTAACTATAATTTGACTAGTGGTGTCGGTTTAGATAAGAACACACCGTTATTTATAGATTTTCAGTTTATTAATAATATTTCAACTATAAATTCTGTTAAAACATATTCATTATCAGCTAAGACTACAATATCAGTTCCTCAAGTACCAGAGTTTGAAAAGATTGGATTAATAATAGAAGAGTCGGTAAATGGAGACTTCTTTGAGATATATGGCACATACAATGGAACAATAGGTGACTTTAATGATTTTATGGTGCGTACTGTCTACCTTGGTAACAGATACTATGTTGAGTATATTATTACTATGTATGAACAAAACATTAAAGGTAAGACAATGAAGGTTACTGTGAATAATGACTTCCTGAACAAGGTAGAGTATAGACCTATTATAAAATACTCTACTACAACAGCTGTTATTGAGGTACAAATGAATCTAATTGACGCAGTTGATAACAGTCAGATTACTAGAATTGCTTCTTACGGTATGTTACAAGATCAAGTATCTAAATATAGTTTGAAACTAATGAAGATTAACTTAGACAATGCTAACAAGCCAAAAATATATAATTATAAGAATACTAATTCATATACACCAGCAAATATATCAGTAGCATCGGCTTTAGAAGCTGTAAAGGTTCCATATCCAATATTGTCAGATAAATATAACGTTGTTGCTAAATCTGATAGTGTAACATATGGTAAAGATACCTTCTTTGGAGTAGGTAAAATTATGGTTATTTTATATCCATTTGATAATGTTTTGAAGATTATTGTAGCTGATCAAATTACGTCTAACCAGGTTCAATACCTAGACATGACTAATCTTGGTGAGATAAAATTAAGTATTAAGAATCCAAATATATCGGTTGATGTGCCTTTATATACAGAAAGCGATAGTATAAATCTATCATCAGGGTTCTTAGCATTTAAAATACCATCTGGTAGATTCAGTGATATAAGAAAGATATATGAGTCAGGTATTAATGTATTTTATGTAACAAGTACACAATTAAGTACAACTACTGTTATTTATTCTGGTTTATTTGCTACTTACGACTCATTGAATAACATCAATAATCTTAACCAACAAAATACATCAGCAGCTAATGTTGCATCTACGTCAGTTACACAAATTATACCTGACACATCTGTTGGTGGAACGGCGGTTATAACTAGAAAAGTAGCGACGCAATCAACTGTTATATTATCAACAACAACAGCAGGTGGTGTGACACTAACAACAGCTACATCAAGTACAATATAAAAAGTGAGGAAAATTTCATTTAAAACATCTTAGGGGTCAAGGTTGCCCAGAATGCTCATCAAATTCAAATGGAGAAGAATATGTAAAAATGTTTCTAGAGGAATTGGAAATTAAATATATAAGACAACATGGTTTTGATACATGCAAATATGTTAATAAACTAAGCTTTGATTTTTATTTACCTGAACAAAATGTTTGTATTGAGTTTGATGGAATACAACACTTTAAACCAGTTAAACAATTTGGTGGTGAAGAAGAGTTTAATGATATTAAAGAAAGAGACAAGTGTAAAAATGAGTGGTGTAAGAATAATAATGTTAAACTAATAAGAATAAAGTATAATGAATTTGATAATATTAAAAATATCCTTTTAAAGGAATTAAAAAATAATTTATAACCATCCGTTTATCCAGCCAATCCGCCCAATTTGTCTTTAATCTACCGAGTGATTTCCTCCCAACAGAGATAATCAATACCTATACTCCTATGCTTGCAAAAAACTGGGTTCAATATGAGAATGTTATTGATTATTTGAACTCTACGATTAAGTCAGTGAACTTCCCAGGATTAAGTATTGATACACCAGAACAAACTATCATGCATGGTAAAAAGATAAACTATAAGCCAGCTAGAAACATAAATGATATTGTATCTACAAGAGAGCTTACTGTTACATTTAGAAGTGTAGATTCTGACTTAAATTATTGGGTGTTATTTGATATTTTTCAAAAGCATTATTTAGATGTTGTTAATCTGTATATAAAGCCATTTATAGTAACTGCGGTAGATATACACAGAGATGCTATCTATCAGATTAATTATCACCAGATAATAGCTTTATCACTGTCTGAGAATAACTTTGATTACTCGCAACAAAAAGTCAACGCAAAAGATTTTACGATGACTTTTAAGTTTAACTATATTGATATAGAATTTATTTTAAACAAATCTAAAGTAATGGAGTTAAGTGAGTTGCCTACTATTATTCAGAAGATCTAGTCTGTTCATACTTTTCAAGTATATCTAAGATAGAATCAATTTTAGATTCGCGAATAAAAGGTTTAAGGTCTTGCATTATTTGTGCATCAATTGATCTAGCCAATTCTTCTGATAAGATTTTCTCTAATTCTCCTAAAATGTCTTTACTATAATGATGTTCAGTTGAATAATATACTTCTGATTTAATCTCTTTTAGTCTACTCATAATAGTTTGTTATTTCATATCCACCATCTTGTAGGTATTTATCTTTAGCAAACAATTTAATATCTTCTTGTACCATTTCTGATACCAAGTCTTCAACTTTATACTTAGGTTCCCATCCTAATTTAGTTTTAGCTTTGGTATAATCACCTATTAGTAAATCAACTTCTGATGGTCTAAAATAAACTGGATCAATTTCAACTAATACATCTCCTGTTTTAGAATCAATTCCTTTTTCATTGACTCCGTCTCCTATCCATTTGATATCAATATTAATTTCATTAAATGATAATTCAACAAATCTGCGAACTGAGATTTTACGGTTGGTAGCCAATATATAATCATCTGGTTGATCTTGCTGTAACATCATCCACATTCCTTCTACGAAGTCTTTTGCGTGGCCCCAATCTCTTTCAGCATCTAAATTACCAAGGTATAGTTTATCATTAAGTCCATGGTGTATTTTAGCAACTGCTCTTGTAATCTTTC